TGGATCAGTGATTCCCTATCTTGACCACGACCAAGTGCGTTTACACCAGCCACGATCTGTGGACGGACAATACCTTTAGGTAGCTTTGGTAGTTGACCACTACGCTGTAGCACCATCAAGGTACGATCAAGATATGGTTTTAAGAACTCAACAGTCAACAGTGAGAACATCCCACCTAGCTGTTGTTCAAGTTCTAATTGTGTCAGACGTACTTCTTCTGCAGTTGTACGCTCTGATTGTCTGATGTTCAATACCATGAATGCATCAGAGATACGCTGACCTAATTGATTAGCCATTTCATAGGCTGTTCTAAAGTCAGCTGTCTTACCAACCTGTACAACTTGTACATCATCAGGTCTGCCCTGAATGATTGCACCGTTGCCAGCTTGAGCCAGAGTCTGTGGTTTAGTTGTACTTGACGGTGATACAAGGAAGACAACCTTAGCGGCTGCTGCAGAGCCTTCTATCAATGCCTGAGAGAGTGCTTCAAGTGACTTCAGATCACCAAGGAATTCCTCTACTCTGCCACGACCATAAGCTTCACCATCAAAGGTATTGAATCGAAGTACTAGCCAGGGTGAAGCGTTCTTTGGTGCTGTGCTTTGACTATTAGGAAGACGCTTATCTTCTGCCTCCTGATACCAAGTCCAGCGACCGTTCTTCTTATCTAGCTTGACGTGGGTATACACCTCAACGTCATCATCGAATGTATTTGTACCAGTCCTACCGTTTAGACCACCACCTGCTGATACCTCATTAGGTTTCTTGTTTTCAGCTGGAGGTAGACCAAGTACACGACGACTGATTAGTTCCTTTGTGACAATTTCAATGACATTACCGTTGCCATCACGGTCCACTACATAACGATTCAGTGGGAAGTTCTTAAGTCCATCTTTACCCATAAAGATAAGAGAGTTACCACCTACAATGAGGTGCTTGATGGCTTGATGAACAACCACTCGATCATTAGATGCATTAATAGAATCCATCACCATCCTCTCCATCTTGGAGAATGATAGATCAAGTTCACTTCTAATTTCTGGTGCAAGATCTTCACCTAACTTGTCATCTCTGACTTGTAGTTTGAAGAAACTTGTTTGTGGAGGTAGCAAAGCTAGCATTAATTTAGATGCCAACGTCACACATGCTTTGGCACCTACACTTTGCCAGGGTGTTTTTAATTGACGATGTGTTGTGTTCTCATCGTCTCTTGAAATGAGGTATGGCAGCGTCAGTTGTGAGCATTCATAAGCAACGTCTAGGAACTGCTGACGTTCACTTTGTAGCTCGTTATATCTTTGCTGGCAGCTCATATGTTAAGTCCTCCTGAACTACCACCCATGTTTAAACTACTCTTCATTGAAGAAGAATCAACACGCTTACGTGAACTAGCTACTGCTTTCTGACTACCAATACGTAGGTCAGGTGCTGCGCCTTCTGGCTGCAATTGCTTTGGTGGTAGTACTGGTGGCGGTGGTGGTGCCGGTGGAGCAACCTTAGGAAGTGGCGGTGGATCTGGGAGTTTCGGAGGTTTTGGAGTTTTTAAGAAACACATTGTTATTCTTCCATGCGTTGAATTAACCACTCGACTACATAGCGTTGACCAGATTGATACATAATCTTTTCTATGTTGTCGTGTGGTGTTGGTTGTACGGGTGGAAATGTTTCCTGCATTTCTTGCAGGAGAGCATTAGCTTGAAGACCTTTAGTCTCCAAAAAACTAAGCATATTGTGGGAGGTTGACATTACTATGCTCAAAGAAAGCAGGCATACGACCAGATTTAGTGGCTGCAAACTGTGGAGCTTTGCCCTGATACATCAGGTTGTCACTACTATCTAGCCAAAATTTTTTGTCTAAATATCTGACCTCTGAGTTTCTACCTAGTGGCTGCATGACCCAGTTAATCGTTGCCTTGCGGAGTTTATCCAGGGAAGCAGACGGTCTGAGTCCCAGTTCTGTACACACGAGAGAGTTGGCTGCAACATGAATTTGCTCATCTCTTGAGATGTCTGCGGAAACGGTACGCATTCCAGCATCACCATTCCACCGAAAAAAGGGGAGAAGTACGAAGAAAATCGCACGCTCGGCAACCATTGCCTTGAGCACAGTGTGATCTGGATGCGAAGTCCACGCTTCTTTAAGTTTAAGTGCTTCTGCTTCTGCCTTGTCATCAACACCGTAAGCATCGGCGATGTAACCGAGAGCCAAGTCATGGTTCTCTTCATCGGTGACATTGCTGAGCAATAAGTCGCGTGCCACAGACGGCACTTCATTAGCCAAGGCATCAGTTATAAAATCTCCCACAGGTAGTTCCATATGTCTCAAGGCAAGAGCACGGTGTATTGTCTCTTCTGCGCCTTCCCGGCATGTACCTGCAACAGGTTTGACCGGAGTCCATTTGCGCTTCCGCGCCATCAATTTGTCGTAAGGATTCATTGTTATTCTGCACAATCACATTGAGGTTCATTTACTCCTTCAAACAGGTCAGCAAGATAATCATCAAGGTCAGCATCATTAAGAGCAGCATATGCATCAGACTTATCTTGTACATCACCCATTACTTGGAGACTATAATAAAGAGAGGTTTGTGGAGACCGTAGCCACTCTTCGATAAATTCCTCATTCATTGTTGCCAAATCTGACCACCAATTAAAAGAGTATCCGTGAAGAAGTCCACTGCTTTGGTATAATTTAATAATACCATCTGCAACGGCTTTATAGTTATCCCATCCTACTTCGGATGCAATTTCTACTTCACCGTAGTCATATGTTTGGACACCAAAGGTGCCAGAATCACGGTCAACAGTCCGTGCTATAGGTGGTGCTAATTCAGGTGCACAAGTAAATCCATCCAGGTCCTGTGAGCGGTAGCTACAAGACGCTGTAGGAGCGATCGCAAAGGCTCGAACCATATTGTATTGACGTGCAATCTCAGTGGCTTCCTTGATGCCCTGAGCGATGCGAGCAACAAGCTCATAAGCTACTGTTGCTTTTGTTTCGTTGTTATTAAATTGTTGGAGTGCACGTCCAAACTGCTCGTAACTAACGTTGTATCTCCGCAAGAGATTCGCGAGACCCAATACTCCAAGTCCAACCTGTCTATCAGTGGCAGAAGGTAAGTACTCTCCAGTCTCTCCCACACCCGTTCTTGCATGTAACTCACAAAGTTCTTGCATCCCGACACGGTAAGCTTTTGGGATGTCTTCATATGTACAGGCTCCGAGGTTAACGTGCTGTAGCAGACAGGTTCCTCTGGAGGGCAAGTACACTTCAAGACAAACGTTTCCACGTATTCTTTTTGTTCCTTCATACTTAACTTTATTCAGCCAGATGTCACCGGCTTTAATTCCTGCTAATAGATACTGTTTAGTTAGTGGATCCATATCGTTCCACCATTCATCAGTGATGTTTACACATCGCTTGACCCATGGTAGTTGATCACGAGGAGTCCTAATAAACTCTTCGATGTCTGGATGCGACGCGTCAATATGTAAAACTATCGCACCGTTCTTGTATTTTCCACCACGTCTTAGTGTTTCGTTGAGGCTGCTATAAATTCTTCCAAACGAGACTGGACCTGAAGCAATAAGTCCATTGCCATTATCGCTTCCTTTTGGTCGTAGTTTTGAAAGGTGGATCGCGCATCCAGCGCCATTACGGAGTGCATGAGAGGCGAAACGCCAGGAACTTTCGATACCATTAGGACCCTCCATTGAGTCTTCAACAACAAATACTGTGCAGGACACTGGCAAGCGTCCTTCGGGATCATCGATCCATGATTGCACTCTTCCGGTGCGAGAAATAAGATTAGCCATTTACTAAATCATTCAAAATTGGTGGTTGATATTGTGGTCCTTTCAAGACCTTTCCGTCAGCCCGACGGATAGGTTTACCATCCAAGCCAAGCTTTGACATGTTTGATTTATGGACACGATCAAGTGCTTCTTCTAGATCCCATTCCATATTCTCTGCATACTGAAAGCAGACATAAACAAGGTCTGCTAACTCTTTTAATTCATTCTCGTATGTTTCTGTATTGACAGCTGATCTGAACTCTTCGAATTCCTCAGCGATCAAACCCAGTTGCATAGTCCGGTTCTCCACTGAGTTCTGGATTCCATACGATGCTCGGAAGCTGATCGCCTGATCGCTTAGGCTCTGGGAAACGCAGTGCTGTGTGGGAGAGTTCATTTTCAAGATAGTGGATAGCTTTTTCGATGTCCTCCGCTTTCGTCGCAGGACTTTTGTGACCGGCTCGGCAAATATATTTAATAGCATTACCAAGATGATAATTAAGATCTTGATCTCTAATGAAATCCCAGACCTCAATAGACCCACGGTTGTAGTGGGCGGGTGATTTGTTTACCATTGAGATAGCAAGTTTTTAACGTTGTTTCCTAAGACAAAGCATTGACGCTGTAGAGCTAGCAGGATGATTATTAGATCTTCTTTACTAGCTTTCTCTACACCGTCCTCAAGCTGTCTCATCTTGAACTGTTGTTCCATCGTCATCTCCGTCACCGGAAATGGTGGGAGTGAAGAGGATCGGTCCTGTTCCATAGTCTTTAGAGGTAAGAATTTTTGCTAGACGTGCGTTTCGCAAAGCATCTTGCTCTGTCAGACCTTTTTGCTTAAACGCTTTGACAACACTATTCCAAGTGTATCCGTTATCGGCAAAAAATTTTTGGCTTGTTTTTATGCCGAACCCTGGAGCACCTGAATAACCGTCTGTACTATCACCGGCAAGTGTTTGGATTAGGAACCATTCCCATCCTTCTTGCTCAGTGATTGTAAATGTTTCAGTTAGGTTAAACAGCGTACCAGGTATTTGTTTCATATCCTTATCAGGTGATACCACAATACAGTCATCATTCGATGTTGCATAAATACCCATAGCATCATCTGCTTCTAAGGTAGGCATCCTGATTAATGGATAATTTTCAGCAAGCTTGTTAATTACTCGCTTATAGCCACATGGCTTCTTCCTGTTGCGATGACCCTTATATTCTGGATCAACCATTTTACGGAAGTTAGTGGAGTCACTAAAGAATAAGATTAGTTCTCCATCAAAGTATTGGTCCTTAATTTTGTTCAGTTCACGGATGGTATTTCCATATGCTTCCTTGAACGAACTTCCAACAACGATTACATCATCACCGTAGTCGATGTCATATTCTGCGGAGGCGCAACTCTTGTATACGATGAAATCAGCATCTATTAGTAGTTTCATTTGGGTGTTTAATGGGTACTGCTCCAGTTATCTCCTTGCACTGATTCTGCTTCGATTTTGATTCTGAGTTTGTAATATTCTCCAGCTGCGAGAGCTGAATATACCAGGGATGTTGATAGTTCTGATACATGTTCTCTAGAACACTCGAACTGTAATTCGTCATGTATAAAAGCTAGTTGTGATGCACATAGCTGTGCTTGTTTAATAGTGTCTTGATTAATAACCATCCATCGCTTAGCAATGACACCAGCTCCTGACTGGAGCAGATAGTTCAGCGCTTTGTGAGGTGAATCAACTGCAATTTGTCTACCATCGATAGATCGAACGGAGCCTTGTTTTGCAACTTTTTTAATTGCTTCCAGGAGTTCACCGAGTCCATCAACCGCTTCAATAAACGCTGCTCTAATCTCTTTACCTTTACGTTTTGCTTCTGATGTTGATAGTTGCGGGTCATAACTTTGTCCGATGCGTTCATCGCCAGCGCCATACAGAAAGGAATAGCAAACTGTTTTTACTTGTCTCCTACTGATTCCAATCTTGTCTGCGTTGACTTGGTGGATGTCATCCTCAAGTAATAACTTTGCGTATCTTCCTCCGTCAT